GGGGCTGTGTTATTAGTAGTACTAACCCCAGAGACAGCGGTGTTTTGTGGTGCGGGTGCTGGATTACCACCGCCCATTGTTCCTGGTGCCTGAAGTGCTGCGTTAGCATTCAGTGTACTTGAGAGAGAGCCTACTTGTGTGGGTGCGACAGCCATAATTAATTTTCAGTAGTATTTCGGAAGAAACGACCAGCACTAAATCCGCGCTGTCTAAAGTTAATACCGTGTACTTTAAATGATTTAACCTCCTTAGTAATAGATGTTGGGAAGATGGCGTAAACACGTAGGAAGTTCTGCTCAGCCTTTTGCCCTTCAGCCAAAGACTCTTCTTTTAGGCGAAGGTCAGCAAAGGCAAACTCTGCCATTTTATGTCCTATTGCTTTTGTATACTGATCGTATAATCCAGAGAAATATGGTATATCAGTATAGGATGTATTGGTGAAGGCGGTCAATTCAGTTCCCGTAGCACTAGTTCCAACATACCAGCTGATGTAAAACAGGGTAAGGTTTTCAGGTTGTGCAACACGGAAAAAGTCGTAATGGAAGAAGGTTTCACTTGTCAAGCTTCCGTTGAAGTTCATGTCTATTCTCCAGTATGTGTTTATGGTTCCTGTAGGATCTGGGGTGCCAACTGTGGTGGCGTCGTCCCAATCAAATGCTAGGGTGAACCAGCTATTGGCGACGAAGGCATTTCCATTAATGTCAGCCGTAACAGTAACTGTATAATAGTTAGACGCATCCTTACCCCAATATAATGTATAGGATGTGATGTTGGCTGGGTTGACATTCTGGGGAATGTATGCATCCAGTAAGAAAACCCCCACATCAAACATCGCGCTGAGGTTTTCAGATATAAGAGTTGAGGTAATGGTGGTCCTAAGATTACCAGACTGGCCCACAATAACATCATATCTCAAACTTGCATTACCTTGGTTGAAGGTGTTGTAGTCAACGACGACGTTCGAAACATCGGAATTCACCGCATCGCCTACCCAGTTTCCTACACCCCCATCAAAGTTGTCGATGGTAACAGCTTGATGCCTTGGCTTGGCATTGATAGCAAGATTAATACTATCATCGTGGCGCTCGATAGCCCATGAGTCATCCCCCGAAATCCTCTGTGAAATCTCCTCTGAGAGCTCCCTGGGAGACTTGTGAGTCATGGATTGGTAGTTTTTACCCTGCATTCTGCGTAAGTCAGCTCCATCTAAAAGGTCAAATAGGGGAGTGCTAACCTGATAGTAGTTAACTGTATCAACGTACGGGAAGGTATAGGTCCTTACGTTGTGGTCGTTTTTGAGCTTCTCCTGTAACCAAATGACTGCTTCCGTGGCGTAAAGTAATCGGTTTGCAACGGAAATACGATTCGTTGTTTGATCACCTACGTGCATATCCATCTCGTTGACCAGCGAAGCGACTGTTACAGCCATAGTGTTTAAGCCAAATTATACCACACGTAGGTTAATAATGCAAGTTTACCCCCTTGTGTTAGTGGGGCTGTAATAAACAATCGCCACGTAGGGATGAAAGTCGAAGGTGTCGCTAAGGGTTGTTACTGTATTATAGGTTACCTCCAGTTGTACCGTATTGACATAGGGCTGGTTGATCTCTAGCCTCCTGTATCCCTTGTTTATGTCAAGACCTGTAATATTAAACCCGCTACCCCAGGCAGTTTGTGAGCCATTAAAGTATACATTGACGGTAGCAGAGGTGGTGGCCAGTGAGTTGTTGTTTCCCGCAGCATGGAAGATGTTGATGAACGCTACGGTTGATAGTTGGGAGATGAACCTTGTCCCCGTATAGAAACTTGCTGTCGAAGACTCAAGAAAGTGTACCCCAGTAAAGACACTTCCGGCAAGTGCTTTTTGCTGAGTGGTAGGCCCTCCGTTTACAAGTTGAATCGTTCCCTTATCGAACGGATATAGTTTTACAGCTGTCGAGGTAAATGAGTTGAGGGGGTTTAAATAGCTGATCGTTACTCCTTGGAGGTCTTGTCTATAGCCGCTTGTCGGACCACCGAACTCAGTGGCCGCTCCATAAATTATAGCTCCTGTGTGTGGGAGATTGTATTGCGGAAAGATATTGTTAGCCCCCGGGGCAACAATTGATCCTATTTTCCCAAGTACCTCAGGTGACTGCCCGAGGACCATCCCATGACCGTAGAGTGTTCCATCATTAGCTATCCACATCGTTAGGTTTTCTGCAACTGTAAGTGAGTCGGCGTATTGGGGCGACGCACCAACTCCCAGTTCACAAACTAATGCAAACTGAGTTCCGTTATATTCACGAATTTGAGTCAATCCATTGGCTGCTATACAGATCATTCTTAATGAATCTGTGGGGGAGATATATAACTTCTGGATTGACTTAATGCCAGGAATGGTGATGATGTCTGTTACAATGTTAGTTGAGGGATTTGTGGTAACTGTTGTCTCAGTCCATACGGTGACATAGCAATCAGTTCTGAAGTTAACACCCGTACCCACAGCTGTGCGTGGGTCAACCACACTAGACTGACAAGCTAGATACATTAGTTGTCTATATGCTATAGCGTCTACAATATAATCTACTGGAGAAATATTAAAGACGTTGGCGGTTATGGTTCCTGCGGTTCCCCCTATGGTCGTGCCATCTACGAGGTGTATCCAACTGCCGTCCATAATATACATAAAACCATTTGAACCTAGTCTAAGAAATGGGGCAGCAGACTTAAGGGTGGTAATTGGATTTGTTACATCAGATCCATTATATGTAGCGGTTCCAGCCGACCACCCATCTATAAACGATGAGCCTGAAAGCGTACCGGTTAGATCAGTCGCCCCAACTCCTGACTTCTGAACGCCGCTCGCTGTCCAACCAAAAGAGTAGAAGAGGGTTCTCAGGCCGTTGAGAGTGTAAACCTGAAGGTCGATTATATTAACGTTAGCAAGGGCCGCTCCAACGGTGTGGACGCGAGTGGCGGAAGTGTTATTAAAGGACGGAATAGACCCGTTGGGGGCCGCGTCAAAAATTCCACTTCCTCCACTGGCGTTTACTCCTCCCTCGCCCCAGTATATTGTGTCAGCAGCTGGATCATATTCGACTGATGTGAGCGCTAGTGTAGGAGGTGTACTAACATAGCCCATAGTAGAGAGCGTGCTTACCGTTGGGGACAAGTAGCCCTGCCTCATCCATGGGTTGAAAAAGCCCTGTGCTAATTGGTTTGTGTTGGTGTCGTTAACCAGAATACGCCGCTGTGGAAGGGCAACGGCCTGATCACTATCGCCCCAGAAGCCAGCGGCAAGTCCGCCCATTGCTGACATGTCAATAACAATGCTATTGGTAGCAGCTCCGCTGCCGCCACTAGCACCACTATCGCCGGTACCTAATCCTGTTGGTTGCGTTCCTTTGGGCATATTAACTCAGTGCGAGAATAAAGTTAAAACTTCGATTTTCAAGATTATTGTTCTGGGTATTGCCAGTTAATACCTCAAAAGAGGTCGCCCCCACCGTCGCAATCATACAGATGGTTTGGAAGTTCGTGAAGTCATTTTCTAGTGGAGTTGCTACTACGGAGTACTGAGTGGTGTTTAGGTTGTGTGTTACTACATAATCACCCGTTCCTGGGCTAGAAAGACTCCAGCCGCGAGGAAGACCCACGGACCCCCCAACCGCACCCGCAAAGACCGGTTGGGAACTATGTATCAGATCTAACAGGTGCTTCTTAAATACAGCATCAAAAGGCCACTTTACGGTAATGGCCTGATCAGCAAGGGCGGCTGTAGAAACTTCCGCCATAAATATTAACCTGACTTTACTTCGTCTGCGAGGTATTTTTCACCCGAAGCGTCAGCCTCAGGATCTGCTGATTTATTACGTTTCATCGCGGGGCGGTCCGTGAATATTCCTTCCGCCGTAGCGGTTTCAGTTCCCGGATCTCCGGCCTTAGGATTATTGTCGTATTCATTACTCATATTAGCCTTTGTTCGCTGCTGCCATTCCTGCTGCGGTAGCGGTGGTGATTTGGTTCTGGTTAATGAAAACGGTAAGTCCGGCAAGTACTGCGCCAATTATGGCAGCGGCTTCACCGCCCGGTGTAACTATTCCAAGGTAGGCTGTAAGCGCCCCAGAAATAACAACTGCCAATTGTACGTACGTGTGGATATTAGTTAAAAATGCTGTATTCATATTATTTATTGAAAAGATTATTAAGTTGAATAATTGTCTTCGGCCCAACCCTCGTACCGTTCAATTCCGTAAGAGCTTGTGGCGTATCGACCTGGTACTTGCGTTGGAACGCAAGAACAGCCGCCTGGGTTATCGGACCATAAAAACCGGTAGAAAGAACTATCATTGGGAACTCACCATCCGCCTTAAGGGCATCTTGAAGGTGAACAACCTCAACCCCGCTTTGTCCCAAGAAGAGTGGCAGGGCAAAGTGGTGTATGAAAACTGGGGTTGGAATAATTGGTTGTTTCTCACCCACGACAATTCTCATTGCATAGGTAATGGTATAGTCTGGTGAGAGTTTTTTGTCAAAGGGGTTGTAGTGGTCGCGGATATCAAAGTCACCATTAGGTTCAATGGAATCCATAAGGGTCGCATGTGCGGTTCCAGCCCCACAAGCAAGTATAACCTGGTCTGTGTTCCAGGGAGGACATACGGCTGTGGCGACCTGAAGAGGTGCCACCTGGAGTTTGGTTAAGAACTGGGGAGTGGTAAGTGGTGCGGCCGGATATGCAATCCACTCATACATCACATCAAAACGCTTTGCAAATTCCAATCCCAGGGTGATGATGTTAGAAGGGATATCAGTATAGTAAATGTTCCATGCGGCAGTAAACCAGTTTGTCTGGGTTACATCAAGTGACTCTAGTTCTGTGAGTGGGGCATCCCAGTTAAGTACTGGAACTGCACCCGAAGTCCTGAGTGCATTGGCAACAGCTGGAAGAGAATTACCCGCCGTGGTGGTGTTGCTCACCTTTGCCATAAAACGAGGAGATAGATTCACTCGTCCGTTGACATCAAAATATCCGTTTTCTTTTAGCCAACTTATGTTGTCGGGTGAATAGCCGCCGTTGGAAGACATCCAATTCATGTATGCTTGTACAGCGTCAATGGCCGAGAAGGATACGCAGGCATCAGTTTCAAAACTTGCAGGAATACCTCCCGGAGATGTCCAGAAGAATCTCTGGAGTTTTCCGGGGGAGAGATAGGTTTGCCAATTGCCACTGGGGATCCTTGATTGTTCCAGAATACCAGTTTCCCCACCAGCTATAAAGTCTGCTGGGACTGGTTCTACGGCAATAAAGCCGGTATGGCCGAGCGTGTTAAGGGGGTCCACTTGATACATACCTTACATTCTAGCATTAAAGCCACCAAATGTCAACCAAGGAAGTGGACCACCAACAATATAGCAATACCTGAAACCGAAGAGGTAACTAGAGACCAAAGCACGGCATTACGTGTTGCTGTTGATTTGGCCTCTACTCTTAGTGTGGTTTCCATGGTTGCAAATTGAACCTCAAGACGAGAAAGTCTACCTTTTTCTAGGGCATCAAACGAAGCCCCAAGCGCTGAAATCGCAGTCAACGCAAGGTCTAACTTGCCCTCAACTCGGCCCAGACTCCTCTCCATACCGGCTGATTCTGATATTACTGGTTCCATATTCACATGAATGCGAGGAAGTTACTGTTAACTGTTACTGCGACGAAGGGCGCTAGTGAGGCCATAATACCACCCCAAGCACCTGCTCCAGCTGCGGCGGTAAAGTTAAGCGATTGACTACCCGTACCTACCGTTGTGTTGCTGTCACCAAAGGTGGCAGCGTCTGTGTTGGCGGTGGAGGGGGCGCGATTAGTAGTACTGGCCCCGACGGTCGAGTTCCGGTTAGTGTTGTTGGCATAGCACATAGTCCAGCAGTTGGCGGCAACTACTGTAGTGGACATCGTGAAAGAGGTTGAGGCTCCTGTAGTTGTTGAATTAGAGCTATCAGGCTGTGCAGATTGTTTGGCTCCAGTATATGAGACAGCATAAGCTGTCATGAAGTTACCACTGAATGTAATACTAACTGTATTAGATCCAGAGGCTGGATTAACAAGACCCCATAGTCCTATGAAACGGTCTGAGGGGCACTGAATACCGGCTATCTTTGTCATCGTGACACTATTATAGGTCATCGCGCTAATGTCATCAGCCCCCTCGACTGCCTGTGTTGTCGCCACAAAAAGGAATCGATTACTTCCAGAGGTGGTATGAGAGAACGTTTGCGGAGAAGTTGTCGCTCCGTTGGGTCCATTTGTTTCGTGGTCAAAGCCAATAGCCATATATCAAGCATTTGCTATGCATCGCCACTTCGACGTGCCACCATTGTAGATAAATCCTACTGTCAAAAATAGTGTCGTTGAACCGTTCGATGTCGTTGGGGCGCTGACTGTACTATTTTCGGTATTAACCCAAGTAATTGTTTGAGCTGCTGCGGAGGAGTCAAGAATACGAACTACGGTCATCTGGCCGTCTACCGCACTTGTGGTCGTCATGGTAATAGTAAGTGTGGCGGCAGAGTTGTTAGTAACAGTATTGAGCCGGAAGGTGACGGGAACCGTGGCCGCGTTACTGGAAGCAGTGATCGCATTATTAACATCAACAATATTGTTGAACTTTTCTTGGGCTGTAAAGGTTTGTGCGGTTCCGAGTACTGCGAGTGTGTCCGTGGCAGCTGGAATAGTGATAGTAAAGTTCGAGGCTCCTGCATTTGCCGAAGTGAACGTTGTTGCTCCGGTAGAAGATCCAAGAAGTTTAATATCACTATTCGTGAACGTCTGCACAGCCGTCCAACTTTGTGCCACGTCTAGTCCTGCCAGCGTGTGTGTTCCCGATGGAAATGTACTATTGGTTGTTGCTGTTGAAGTAAGCGTGAGTCCGAAATTACCGCTAGTTATGAGGGATGCCGAAGCACTATTAGCAATTGTTAATGTACCCGCTGTGGTTGTAATAGTTAACCCATTTACAGTTGTGGGAACAATAGCACCAGCAACTATCGTAAGAGCTGGTGTGGTTCCACCACTTGAACTTCCTGAAAACCCATTTGCAGTTGCTATGGAAACAGCAGTAACTATACCAGATGGGTTAATGCCAAACTGAACATAGGTTAATGGAGTTACACCGACACTAACTATGTTAGAGGTTTGGACCCACGATGTTCCAGTGTTGGCGGTACCACTTATAACTGGTATTGCTCCAGTATTATTTATATCGGAGGGTTGGTCATAGTCTAGGGCACGAGTAAAGACGTCACCAGTTCCGGCAGTATGTAAGGCAGTAAAAAGATAGACACCATTAAACGCCCCACTGGGGGATTGTGTGTCGTTCTTAATTAATACTCGCGTTACTCCCACATCGCCAACCACAAAAGCGTGTCCGTCAATGGTGGTTACAGTATTATTCGCCCCAGTCATTGTGGCCCCTACACCACTTACTCCGTTAGAATAGGTTAATCCACTCGTCTGCCCCGCCGCTGTCGTCGCATATTGTACTGCAACGGCTGGGTTTACCCCCGCAATAGCATTGGCCACCGCAGTGTCAACATAAGAGGTTGTCGCCACCTTTGTTGAACCGTCTAACTGGGTTTGTGTCATCGCCGTGGAAGATCCAAGAGAAGCCGTAGTAAGTGTTGGCGAAGTAGCAAATACCAATAACCCGCTGCCAGTAGCGCCGGTACTTGTTACCCCCTCAATAGTCTGGTGACCCGTGAATGTATTAGATGCATCAGTCCTAGCAATAGTAGCAGAGGTCGTGGGGAAGGTCATCGTTGTTGAATCTGTCCCAGCAAGCGTCAATGTATTAGAGACCGTAAGAGTTTTACCGTCTGCAATTGTTAACGTGCTTCCCGTTGCTGGGGCCGTGAGTGTAACTTTATTTACCGTAGTCGCTGTGGCAACTCCTAGGGCGGGAGTAGTGAATGAAGGAGAGGTAGTCATCGCAACATTTCCGCTACCGCTTATGGTGTATTCCCCTAGAACTCCGCTATTGTCAAATAAAACACTTGTGTTGGTACCACTACTTATTGTAGAAGTGCCAACTACCAAGTTTGCCGTACTACTAGGAGCAACCCAGGAAGGCAACCCAGAGGCTACAGTAAGAACTTTGTTGGTACTACCAATTGCAAGATTCGTCCAGTGAGTTCCACTGTAATATAGCATGTCTCCCTTAGAGGCGGTAATTGCTCCGATATCAGAAATGAAAGCCAACTCACTTGCTGTAAATTGGACGAAGTCTAACCCCGGATTATTAACCCCACTAAAGATGGACATATTACTCTATAATTTTAATGGCCCGGTCAGGATAAAGTTGGGCCCAGAGTTTGCGGATTCGGGTTTCATAGATGTGGATATCTCGACGTTTCATTTCGAGGTGTCGTGTTTCTTCTTCGATCTGCTGGCGGGGGATTTGGATTTTGGCGGCCTCTTCGGCAACTTGGCGCTCGACTTCTGCGAACTCGGACTTCTTGAGTCCAACCAACTTATCAAGTTCCATAAGTTCCACCTGTCTTTCTTGTTTCGTTTGCTCATGGTTTTTAGAATGTTCATCTATTTTAGCACGAATTGCCTGAAAGGTCAAATTGTGTTGATCTATGGCAGTGACCATGCTTTCGATAATGGGTTTGTGTGTTTCTATTGCAGTGTGTATATCTGCAAGGTGGTTAGATTGGATACTGATCTGACTCTGTATCTCGTGAAGTTTCTGTTCATGATCTTGTTGAGCCTTAGACAGTTGTTCCCTACTTGATGATTCCAGTGAAGCAACCTGCTGTAACCGTGCGTCGGCTTCCAGATTTTTGGAGCTTGCATCAGCAAGTTGCTTATCTGCTTCCACCAAAGTAGCCTTAGATTTTTCTTCTGTCGCGAGATTCTCAGCCTTAAGAGACTCATTCTTCTGTTGAAGAACAAGGTTATCATTATGTGCGATGGTGAGACCCGCCTGGACTACCAGTAACTCCTGTCGGAGCGTGATAAGGTGAGCCTCAGCGTTCTGCTCATCGAGCAGAGTCTTGAGGTTGACCTTCATACTTAGTAGCCACCTAAGGTTCCCTCCATGAACAAGGTACCAAAGTTAGAGCTTACTCCGCCCTCTTGTACTTGTATTTTAATGAAAGGATAGGTTATGTCTAAACGATAGCTGTTGGAGTAGGCAGTTGCGCCTGTACCACCAGTTATTGCGAACGTTCTGGTGTAGAGTGTTGAGGTTCCAGTAGATGCAGATTCGTTAGTTGTGTTATAGAAGTTAACGTTGTCGTTACTGTTTAGAACCTGGATATCGAGGGTCGTTCCTGTCTCTCCAGTCCCAGTTGTATACTTCCAAGACACAACAAGTTCTGAGTTGCCACCCGCCGCAAAGGACTTAGCATTCCCAGAGTATGCAGCAGTTAAGGTAGCGCTGGTTGCTATAACCGTAGGTGTTGCTCCTGTTGCGGGGAGGGTCTTTGTCCCAAATATTGGGATTACCTTTAGTTCCGGATAAGCTAGCATATTATTGATTTGATTTGCGAGATCGTGAAACCTTCACTTCCTCGACAGGCTCAGTAGCCTCCTTAGACGACCCACCATCTATCTCAAGGAACTGATGAATCTTGCCGTGCCAATAACTCGCCACCTCATCTGGGAACTCTACGCTCTTACCGGCCGGAAGTGTATAGATAATTCCCTTGTATTGAATACTGAGGTTGTTTTCTGTAGGATTATATAGTGTTGTCATATTATTCGTGATTAAAAATCGGATTAACTGGAGTCTCTGTAGCTGGAACATTGCTCTGCCCCCCACCAATAGTATCAAGTCCTACCTGTTTGATTGTGCCTGATTGTACCGTTAAAAAGGTATGAATCATTAGCCAGAACTCTGCTACATTATTGAAAACCGCTATTGTACCATGTGAAGTGATAGAATAAATGGTCCCCTCAAATGTAACTGAGACTGTTTTACTGGTGGGGTTAAAGAGCGTTATCATGTTACGCAGTTACTGAGTACGTCCAAGACGGCGTGGCTCCAGCCGTAGCACTAGCAACGATGTTAAGAACAAACGTAGTAGCTGTTGAGGTAACGAAGACCTGCGAAGTTGCGGCGCTTTGGTTAACAGCCTGCATCTGTACATCCTTAGGAGCAACTGTGTAGGTCTTGTTAAAGGTAACTGTCATGACGGTGTTACCGGCGTTGTTGTTCGTTCCTGTAGTTGTGATCGTACCACAAACGTCAGATGAACCAGCGGTGATTGCCGCAGCGGTAATACCGTTTTGTGTACCGACTGCAATCGTAGGAGCGGTTGTTTGGTTACTTGTGATGTGACCGTTGGCACCAATCGTGTAAACGTTAAGACCTGCGTCATTCGCGGCAAGGTAGAACCCAGTAGTAAGGGTTGCAGCTGTTGCGTTAATGACAAGTCCGATACCCGTCGTAAGGCCAGTACCAGTAATAACCGCCAAAGATCCTGTCGTCGCAGTCGTGGCAGTAAGAGCAAGCAAACCACCAGTACCAACGTAGGTTCCAGTGGACGTGATGAGCATACCAACTCCAGCCGTGGCTGCGCCCATCGTCAATTTGACGGTAGGGTTAGTCGTGGTTGCATTTGCACCACCACCAGTAATCAAGAGAGCCTGACCTGAAGTCAGACCAGTTCCTGAAATCTGTACGAGGCCAGCAGACGTTGTGGCAGAGTTTGCTGTAACGTTGACCAAACCATTACCTGCTGTACCCGTGTAGGTTCCAGAGGAAGTAACAGAAAGACCAATACCTGTCGTAGAAGCCCCCATGGCGATTGTCGCCGTGGCACCACCAGAGGTGATGTTCGCACCACCGCCAGTGACAAGCAGTGCTTGACCAGACGTAAGTCCAGTACCAGAAATTGATACAAGGCCAGTGGTCGTAGTTGCAGAGTTACCAACCACGGAGAGCATGTTGTTGCTTCCGGCATAGACACCAGTCGTGGTGATTGAAATACCAGTACCAGCTGTGGCCGCTCCCATTCCTACAGAAACAACTGTTCCAGTAGTAAGGTTCGCACCACCGCCAGTGACAAGCAAGCCGACACCTGAGGTAAGGCCTGTACCTGTAATAGAAACTATACCAGTCGTAGTAGTAGCTGAGTTAGCAGAGAAAAGAGCAAGGTTGTTAGAACCAGCATAAACACCAGACGTCAAGACCTTAAGTCCTGTACCTGCGGTAGCAGCTCCCATTTCCAAGTCGAGTAAGATACCCGTGGTAACGTTTGCTCCACCACCTGTGATAGAGTAAAGAGTACCAGAAGTCTGACCCGTTGCCGATGCAACTTCGATAGAACCCGTGGTAAGTGAGTTAGCTGTGAGTTTAACCAACCCTGCGGTGTCAGTATATGCACCCGTTGTAGCGACTGCGATACCTGCACCACCCACACCTGCACCAAGGGTGATGTTAGCGAGAACGCCAGAACCTGCTGTCATACCAGTAGAACCGGTGATTGTCAAAGCTTTACCTGTCGTAAGAGACGTGGCAGAGATTGCTGCAATCGTACCGGTAGTAGCTGAGTTGGCTGTAAGAACCAAAAGGCCAGTACCAGTATAAGCACCAGTTGTAGTGGCAACAAAACCATTACCTGCCGTAACGGCCTGCATTTGGGCGTTGAATACAACACCACCAGTTGTAAACGTTCCCGTAGTTACTGTACCCGAGAAGAGGTTACCTGTGGTAAGTGCCGTCCCCGTGTCGCCGATTGAAGTACCGGTCGTAGTAACACCATCCGTTTCCGTAAACGGAATCGAAAGTCCACCACCGCCCCCACCTGAACTTGATACTGCGATAAAGTTCGGAGTTGCGGTTGTGCTGGCGTTATAATAAAGAGTTGTGCCTGTTCCACCATTCTGGTTCATGAACAGAGCACCAGTTGCGTAGTACCCAGTTGTAGGTACGGTAAGACCCTGAAGCAAAACAGGTGTGTGGTTCCTGTCTACAAGGGCTACATACTCTGACGCATAGCTAGAGTTTGCATTTAACTTAAATAGGTTTGTTCCCACTACCGGAGCATTCCCTGTTAGTTGCGGAGTTCCCGCCATAAAGTTATAAGTTTAAAAATAAGTTTTTTAAGTAAGTTGGGTTCTTTGTTGCTTCGTTTGACAAGTGAATTGGAGCTAATCCCATCTCCAGTATCTTGTGATTTCGCTCGGGATCTTGTTCGTGGCCATCTATTTCTAGGGCCATATCCCCGATGATGAAATCAATCTCTAATCCTCCCACTAACCACCGATGTTTAAAGGGAATGTGAAGTTCTTTTAAGACCTCATAAACCCTACGTTCCGCCTTGGTAGAAGATGAACTAAGAAGTCTTTTCATCCTCCTCGGTGTCTTCTTCGACGTCGATCTGATAGGCAGACCCGCCATCGTTAACACCATCCCCAATGCCTCCATTTATCTTTGTATTACCCTCATCGCGGCTAATATTCTTGGGGAGAAACTTAACTCGCTGTGCCCTAAGGTCTACCGGTTCATCATTTTCTTTTCCCATATTATTTATTGATGACCATTCCCGGTGTGGGTTCAGGCGGAGTACTAATCTCACTTCCCTGAGCCATTAGCGCTTGAGGAAGAGGACTTTCAGGAGCGGGTGACTTGACACCATAGTTGTTCAAGAATGAAGAGCGGTTGTCTAAGAGATGAGACATACCACCAGATTTCATTTTTGCAATGTGCTCACTGTAATGTCCCATTGTTTTTGGACCCATAATTTTTGTTCCAGTTCCAGTTTCCCAGTTTAACATATTAATAATTCGCTTATCTCATGTACGTGGCTTGGCGAATAAAGCTTAACGTAATGTCGAGGGACGTTTTGACAGAACGCCCAAACTGTGTGTCGGTTAGGACGAGTACGCAGCAAGGTTACCCAAGCTACCCCATGTCCCTTTCCATTCGCGAGAATGGTCAGCCCAACGAGCATCAACCGTAAACGTAACAACCTTGTTGCGGATATTCGTATCCATTTCAAGGCGCTTCTCCTGACGCGTGTCATGGTAGAGCTTGTGCACGCCCTGGTTAATCAAGAACCATTGCGTGTTAAGTCCACCGTTAATCGTGTCCAAGAACTTCGTGCACATCATATCGATCATGCCTCGATAGATGTTAATTGCATTGTTTGCGCTTTCCGGAGTGTATGCTGACTCCAAGGTCTGACGGCCGGTCTTCTCCAAGTTCAACGGAACAATGAGGGTGGTTTTGCCAACCATCGTCAAAGCCTTACCGTTGTCAGTCTGTTGAAGTTCCAGTGCAATACGAGCGGTTTCGAGATTGTCGTGAGACAAGACGATACCGGTCGATGACGCATTTGATTGCGAAGAAGCACCAGGAACAACAGACGGGTGGACGGTCGAGAACTGCGGAACACCATCATTATAAAAAGTCATAATGTAGTTGTTCACGTTTGTCGCCGTTGCGAATCCACCATTGAAGAGCTGGAATCCAGACTTGTCAACCGAGTAGTTAATTGCTCGGGACAGGTCTTTCATTTCACCCAACTCTTCTGCGAAGTCGCGGTCCTCAATCGTATTCTTCGTTACTTCAACCGCACTACCATAGTTAGAATAAATAACTGAGGTCGTGTAGGTCTTGTAGCGCTGAATCGTTGGGACATCGTCACCATCCAAGAAGGATGGGACTTCACCAAAGCCAGTCTTACCTGTGTAGTTTACTTGGGCACCCGTTCCGCTGTCTTGACGAAGGATCGCAAAAATACCAGGCTGGTATTCCAGATCACCTTGATCAAACATGTCACTGATCTTAAGCCCAGTGTCTGGGATAAGATCGGTCCATTTACCTCTTGTTTCTGGCATAGAATGTAAATTCTATACACCACTTGGGATATGAGTATTTATGCCCATACCCCTATCATCAGCCATCGTTTCCGAAGACCAAAGATCGGTGTAAAGAAACGATAAGTCTCACTGGTGTAGTACCACTTGAGAGGTCTGGGCCAAAGCTAAAGAATTGAAGGGTCGTGGACAATGTAGACGACTCAGCGAGTTGCGTCTCATCGGCCAAGTCAAGGTAGTAACCAAGAAGGTTAGAGCCTGGCGTTGTACCGAGAGCTGCATTCACTTTTGCTGAATACAATGTGTGACGACTAATATCAATTGCACCGCGTGCCAAAACAACGGTTTGGTTGTTGGAGGCAGTAAGGTAGCTGTTGACGTAAGATCCTACAGTAGCACCGGCTACTCCAGTCGTGTTGAGACCCACAGCCTTATTTGTCTCGTTTTCTTCCAAGATTCCATAAAGGAAAGTGGCAGAAGTACCGAGGACCGGAAAGCCGGACGTAAGTTTGAGGGCATCACCAACGACGTAAGTAACGCTGTTAGCGAGAATTTCGTGTCGAAGAACAGGAGCACCATGCGGGTCCAATGTACCTCTAGATGTAAAGGCCATAAAAATCGTATGTAAACTCCTATTTGTTTATAATTTCGACCACCCTATTCGTCTATTTCTGCCACTTAAGCAGCTCTTCAACGTATTCGGGTCGTTTTGCCTTGAGAACAAGATACTTTTCGATATTACCACCCATTGAGTTTGTGATGAACTTCTGCTCAGCAGGAGTCATGTTCTGAACCGGAGATGAACCCCGGACTGGAACTCCTCCTATTGGAGAAGACGCAAAATTATTAGTTGGTTGCATGGTCGGTACCTGTTCAGTAAGGCGTAACGCATCGTTAAGGACTTGTATATAATCTTGTTCGGACTTTATCCCGACCAGGTTTACACGACCAAGTGCTTTTTGAAATGCGGCAAATTTAAGTCCATCCTTATCTTCCTCTGGGGAAAATTGGGGATGGGCCTCAAGCCAATTGGTTAGGGCGATAGCTTGAATAGTTTTCAATTGTTCAGCATCTCGCTTTGCCAATTCTGCCTCGACAACCGAAGAAATATCTTTGGTCTCGACCTGAGGTTGTTCAGCCAACTTACGGTTCTTCTCTCGAAGATCCTTAAGCTCCTGAGACATATTAACTTCAGCCTGGACTTTCGTCGCAAGTTTTTCAGTTAAATCTTTGTACTCTTGTGCGGTGAGAGTAACTGCACCTTCGTCCCCAGTACCGTCAGGTACCTTATGGACTATTGCCTCTGTCATATCGTACACTTTTTTATCTTTCCGCTTTCGCAGAAAGCTTACTAACGCACTTTTTATACGAGCTTCTGCGCTCGGAGGGTGTTGCCCCTCGACGACCTTTACAGGTAGACCACGTTTTGAGGTCTGTGGTCCACACAGGGCAGGCTGTGTAGACCTCAGGCATCACAATGAAATCTCCTGTATTATATGATTATTTCCTTAATTTGTCAAGTAAGGCAGCCCTAATAAATGCAGTCCGAGAGAACGCACCACGAATAATGTCGCGGTCTTTGTCAGTGACAGCAGAGAAATAACGGTTAATATCAGCCCTCATTGTGTCAGCCAGGTAGTCTAAAAGACCATCTACCCCAGATAGTTGTGTGAAGAGTTGATCAACCCCTTCGGTCGTAATTTCAACCGCAGTAAGGTCTCCTAACTTATTGGCTAGTTTAAAGGAGAGTTCAGACTCTGTGCTGTCCTTCTCGATCTCGATGGTTTTAACTATAATCTTGGGTTGCCACCACATACCTATTTATTATTAGTTACTTGACCCGTCCCCATTAATTCTCCCATATTCTGCATACCTCCATTTACTCCCAACCCAGTATTAGTCATGTTCCCAGTAATATTAAACTGAGGTTTGGTGCCAATATTCTGACCCCCTGGAGCACCTTGACCGGGTTGTCCTTTTTGTCCAGGTTGACCAGGCTGAGGTTGTCCTTGTTGGCCAGGTTGTTGCTGTTTAGCCATAACCTTAGATGGGTCATCACCAAACTTCTCTGCTGTTTGGGCAAGGAGTTCTTGCGTGTCTACTTGGCTTCCAAAGAACGTCATATAAACTCGGATCTTCTCAAGCTGAAGAGCCTTCTCAAGATCCTTGGTCTGATCTTTCTTTTGGTCCATAATCAGTTTAACATTGAACTCAATATTTCGTAGATAGGCAGCATCAACAGCTACGTACTCAACTGGACGACCTCCTGGATTCATCGCCTGTTTGACAACGGCTTTTGCCTTAAGAGTCTGTTGGGTCGGCATGTTCTCCTGGCCTTGGTACATGGCTATTACCTTCGTTCCACGCTTACCGCTTGCTAATGTAGTTCCATCTACCTTGATTAAGTTAAAGGCCTTCTTAAAGTCTTCATCAGCTGTGTCTCCGAGAACCCCCTGTAACATTGGAGTATTTGGATCAGTCCAGAACTGGAGAATATTGGCACCACGTAGCATGGCCTTTTGTTTCAGGGCATAATTAATCATCCTACCAAAGATTGACATAAGGGCCTGAACACCTTGTTGAGCCACACCAACTTCTTGGGCTGTAACACGATTACCAGTACCACCCATTCCCTGACCAGCTATATTAACCGAAGACTCCTCAAGAACTCCCTTGGTCCAATTCAATATAAACTCATGCCACCCAGAAGGTGCTCCAAGATCCAGTTTAGCATAGGCTTGGTTTAGGGGTAGGCCCTGAGTGTCAATAGGAGTTCGGCGACCCGGGCGGAGATAATCATCTTCAATGGCATCGTTGCCCGCAGTAAGCAAGGGTGGGAAGATGGTAAGGAATGACTGGTCCAACACCATATTCGTAAGTACATCCATAACATCCTGGAAAGATTGAAGTCTGTCAGGAAGTGACTTACCATAGAACCAATTACCAAAGAAGTCAAACTTCGCATCGAAGAACGGAAGCTCCTTGTGATTCCAAGGAAGAGGACTTACAAGTTCTTTGTCACCTTTCCCAACAATAGGATTAAGCCACACACCGTTAGCCAGAATAACATAGACATCATTGATTTTGTCGTAGAGTCTAACGATTTCCACATTACCAGGTTGTACTGTGGTAGATACATAATCGAGATAAAAAGGCCGCTGCTCTCTCCACTGAGATAACGGAGCGTGGGGTTTGACGTGAACATAACGCTCATACATCTGCCAATTTGCCTTAAACTCATCATAGGAAATCTCCCTTCTCCAGAAGCAGAAAGGCATTTGTTTAATCGTTCTAATACCGACATGGGCTGGATAAAACTCTTCAAGGGGGACTATCTCAGCAAATAACTTAGTTTCCTTAATTTCATCTTCAGTAACGGTGATATCATCTCCAACACCCTTAACATCTCTTACCTTACGAACATGATATTCCATTCCCTCATAACCAACAGCAGTTCCCTTGACAATAGCCTCAAGAAGATATTGGGTCATAAACTCCTCGAAGTTGTCCTTCTCTTCAGAATAGGAGTATAGGTTATTTAAGATATCAGCTCTAAGGATATCCTCATCACCCCTTGGCATAAAGGAGGCAATGGGTAAGACGGACACGATTCGGCCCAAGACTTCCAACACCTTATTACGTGTGAATGGGTCGTGGACCCGAGCTTGCCAATCTTCTAGCCCTTCACGAGAAAAGATATTGGTAGTAAAACGCTTAACAGAGTCATCGATATATTCAATAAGGGTCCGGTTATCCATGTACTCGTAGGCACGATTTCTCATGTCTTGAGTCCAGCGGAACTTGAAGAAGGTCTCTCTAACCACCTGCTTCTCCATATCAGAGGGCATGTAGAACTCCTGTTGGGGATCTACATAAGTTACCGGCTGAAGAGCAGGAAGATTATTGGGGGTTTTTGAGGTGATCTGGTCTGGTCCTCCTGCCCGAGTAGCAGAGGTCAAGGTCTTATCCCCATATATCTGGTCAGCCATATTTTGGGTAGTATAACATTATAACTAGAGTTTGTCTAGTTCCTTATTGGTATCGCGTTTGATCCAGTTGCAGTTTGCGCAAAGGATCTGGTACTTTTCCTCTTGATTCACTGCACTTTCTATCACCATTTTAAGGTATTTATCTCTACTTATTCCTTTTAATTCAACCGAACCGCCACCCTCTACGTGATCTATTTGCAGTGCACGTTTATCATTAAAACCACAAATTGCACAACTATGACCCAGTAGATCAAATACTGCATTTCTTAATCTGTCTAAGTATCTCTTATTAGAATCCCTATATATCTGGGGATGTTCTTGTTGATACTTTTTCTTATAACCAGGTAGATGTTTTCCTCCCATATTACTTGATACGCAAGGTCTTGTATCCATTAATGGCTGTTTTATAAAATTCCCGGTCTTTTCTAAACATATAGATCCTGGTCTGGAGTTTGTCTAGTGTTTCCACATATCCCTCCCTGAAGTTCTTGAGGTGGGCGGTTTGATCCATGACATCATGATATTCATCAAAATCCTTATAGGAATCAAGACGATAGTCTTTCTCCACAATATCATATCCAAGTAGCGGCATGTCCTTATGACACTCTCCAATATAAGCTCCCTGGTAGTAGATACGGTAGAATCCATATTTAATTCCCCTGAATCGAATATGGGGCGAAATCTTCTTTGCCTCTCTAATCAAACGTTTAAAGTAGTAACTTCCCATATTAATAACCGATTAGCCGCCGTTCGTTAAACCTACTCTTTTTAAACTTGTCAATAGAGTGTCTATGGGGAACATCATAGTTTGCAATTCCAAGGGCAAGATACTCAAAGGCTGAACGATAGTGTGAGGTCCAGTTATGTACCGGTTGGTCCGATTTAATCTCTTCTGATCCCTCACGTCTTACCTTAGGATAAGCCGATTGTGTCATACACATATCGAAGTAAACAGATCTTGGGGTATCATTGAGTTCGATTCCATTCATAATTAAGAGTTTGGCCGCAGACTTTCTCTTTTGAAAACCCTTCCATTCATCCTTAAAGTTTACAATCACTCCATGTTGTTTCAATAGGTCGAACACAGAGTAATCAGAAGCTTGAGTGATGAACCTTCCGCTGGGGTCGCCGAAGTGAGTTGGTAGTCCCCACTGTCTATGCGCCTCCATCATCGCCATCTCCTCGGGAAGATAATTATACTTACCATATAGTTCCATTGAAATAAATCCAGTAACAAATGGAATAAAGAACTCTATGTGCTTATTGGAGTTTTTGTAGGTGTCGATAATCCTTAACTTACCTCTAGTGTCTTTTTGGGACCAAATTATCGCAGTGTCATCTGAGCGTCCGAAGTCCCACCCAATATATAAAGGTAAGGAAGGATCATAAGGAAAATGACCATGCTGTATATTTACATCATCCCATTCTGGGTATACTCTACCTTCTCTAGATTTAGTATAACTAATATCAAGTTCCTGGGCGATTGTTTCAGCAGGATTCCTGACCTTCTCAAACTCATACCACATCTCATCTTTAAGAGGGTGTTGACGCCAGTGCATGGTGTGAACATCTACCCCCGAACCTCTTAACATGGCAAAGAAGTTATATCCCTTTGGAGTCGAGTTGGCGATACGACACCTTGTTGCTTGGGATGAAGATTCCCATGCCTCCTTCCCATATTCCCAACTTCCCAACTCATCGAATAAGATGGCGGTCTTTCTTGTTCCACGACCAAAATCAGGATTCATAGTATCTCCGGTAATCTGATTGAAGTTCACTGGATTAACCAACTTCATTTGGTTTCGATGCTTCTCAAAGTTAAACCCCTTAGGAAGTAACCACTTGGGGAGGTTTTGTATCGCGTAGTCACACATTCCAAATAGTGAGTCTCTTGTTCGATTATCTACCAAAGCTTCTTTATAAGAACCCATCAAAAAGTTCGACCCATCTCTAAACAACCAATACCAAAGAGGGACATAAGCAAAGATTAACCATGAGGCCCCCATATCTCGGGACTTCTCAAATAGCAAATCTTTACCATTGTCTATGTGGTCAAATAACGCCCTTATTGCATCCTTTTGATATTCAAATAGAATAAAGGGAAGGTCATGTGGGTCAGCTTCAGGACGAGGGTCAAAGGTCCACCCAAAGTTCTCTATAAAGAAAATACACCCCTCTGCTGGGTTATCAGGTCTAGCACAAAGGGCATAGGTTAAAGCCTGAGCTTCCTTGTGTTTGTTACAGGCGTCATTAACCCGCAGTCTTTCGACCAACTTTCTTTGATATTCCTCAGAGTGGACGTAGTCCTGAAAGAGGAGTTTCCTTCTTTCACTCTCTGCCGAGACGTCTAGTATCATTGACAACTAATGCAGACATTAGGAGACTCTGCCGGGTCTTCTGCAAAAGCACTGAAATCAATTTCTTTCTTACTTGTAGTACCCTGACTAACTACTTCTTCAGGTAAATCTCTCGCAACTTCTTGTGTAGATTCCATATTATTTCTTTGTGTTAAACTCCTCCCTCATTTGTAAGATTGCTTTCAATGCTTCATCTGGATTCATGTGTTCAGGAAGTGAAGACATCACAGCAATATGTTCTGTGGCTTCGCCCCTGATTATCTGGCCCTTATCAAATAACACACCCAAGATCCAACCCAAGTCCTTTAACTTCTCCTCTTGTAAAGCTTTGGGATGTTTATCCAAGTAATCCAACTTTCTCCTCACCAACCCAGCAGCTAGATCCCTTGTACTAAGAATCATCCCAGTAATATCCATTTGCTTCAACTCATTCTCTTCTCTTATAGATTCTGGGTTTCTCTTTACAATACCCCTAGAACTTACCAACCCCTGTATAAATCCTGCCTTTTCAGGAGCCACATCATACTTCATTGGGTCGGCCAACACAAGATTATAAGCTCTTGTAATAGCAGACCTCATAGAAGACTCACTAGTGAAGTATCTATCTAAACCAAATAGGTAAGCTACCTCTAGGTGGTTGTGATTTTCCAACTGAAGAAAAATCCTTCCAGCCTCTCCTTGTATCAACTCAGATCCCTTAGGATAAGAGGGAATATCTATATCAACGGTTTTACTTCTCCTTTCCATGTTAACTCTTCAATTTGTTATAATACTTCTTTTTAGTCCTCTTATCCATTTTCGCCACCTTCTTCCTTGTTGCCTTTCTTACATCTCTTTCCTTCATTTTCGGCCTCTTTACATGCATGTCTTCATGCACGATAGTATTTAGGATAGTGTTATCCTTTCCAGCTATACCCCATTTCGGCCCCTTCTTATGTCTCTTCTTATTTACTCTTACTACCTTCTTCTCAAAGTCTGTCTCACCATAAGCACCTTTTAACTTATTATCAGTTAGGTACTTCCAAGCCTTCGGCGTGGCTTTAGCCCTTTTTTTAACCTTCTTTACCATAGGGTGTGTTGGG